CCTTCGCTTACGCAAAACCAAAATAACAAAAGGGGATCAAAGCCCATGGGAAGACCTGTTAAGCCGACAACATTAAAACTGGTACAAGGGACCAACAGACCGGGTAGAAGTCAGCCGAATGAACCGGCTCCGGACCTAGAAATTCCAGCTCCACCGCATCATCTTTCAAAGTATGCTCGGGAAGAATGGGACCGCATGTCCGAGCGACTGAATGACATGGGACTGATCACTGAGCACGATCGGGCAGCATTCGCCATGTACTGTCAGGCGTGGGGCGATCATGTGAAAGCTGAGTACATGATCCGGAAGCATGGCCACGTCATCAAGACCACCAACGGGAACATAATTCAATCGCCCTGGGTGGGGATCAGCAACAAGGCAAAGCTGACAGCTCACAAGTTTCTCGTCGAGTTTGGACTTACTCCTGCGAGCCGTACGAAGGTCAGCGGATCCGGAAAGAAAGAAAAGAAACCGGAAGGCAAAGAGCGGTTTTTTAGATGACAGATCGATGCACGGAATACGCTCAACAGGTAGTCAACGGCCTGATCAGCGCCGGGCCCCACGTTAGGGACGCATGCAAACGTCACCTGAATGATCTGATACACGCCGGGGAACGTGGGTTCTACTACGATGAGGCTGAAGCATCCGAGTCGATAGCGTTCTTCGAAGAGTGTCTATGTCTGAATGGTGGTCAGTTTGAAGGCGTTCCGTTCATGCTTTTACCCTGGCAGACGTTCATTATCGGCAGCCTGTTCGGGTGGAAACGTACATCTGACAACTGTCGGCGCTTCCGTGTCGTCTACATCGAGACCCCTAAGGGATCCGGCAAGTCTCCGTTGTGTGCAGGCATCGGCCTGAAGGGTCTGGTTGCCGACAACGAGCCCCGCGCGGAAATATACGCAGCGGCTACGTACAAGGACCAGGCCATGGTCCTATTCCGTGACGCGATTGCTTTCTATGATCAGTCACCAGAGCTGCAGTCCAGGTTGACACCCTCGGGGACCGGTGCGCAACGCTGGAATCTTGCTTACCTGGATAAGAGCTCATTCTTTCGCGTCATATCATCCGAAAAGAAAGGGCAATCAGGGCCGCGTCCTCACATGGCGCTGCTGGATGAGATCCACGAACACCGGGACGGCACCGTAATCGAGATGTTGCGCGCTGGTTTCAAGTTCCGCCGGCAACCTCTGTCCGTCATGATCACCAACTCAGGACATGATAAGACCTCCGTCTGTTGGGAATATCACGACATGGGCGTTATGGTCAGCTCTGGCCAGCTGGAAAATGACGAGTTTTTTGCCTATATCTGCGCGCTCGATGATGCTGATCTGGCAGACGATAGGTATTTGTTGGACGAAAAACTATGGCCAAAGGTCAATCCATCCCTTGATGCTGGTATTCCCGGTTACGATTACATCCGGGGACAGGTCAAAGAAGCGCTTGGCATGCCGTCAAAGATGGCCACAGTCAAGCGGTTGTGCTTCTGCCAGTGGACTGAAGCGGACAACCCATGGATTGGAAGCGAGGCGTGGTTTGCATGTCAGGACAAAGACTTTGACGAGCGGTTGCTGATAGGTCGGCGCTGTTGGGGAGGCCTTGACCTGTCGGCAGTGCGTGACTTGACCGCTTTCGCTCTTTTGTTTGAACCATCGGCAGCAGATCGGTACTGGAGGCTGAAAGTATGGTTCTGGATACCCGGTATAGGTCTGAAACAGAAGGAAGACCAGGACAGAGTGCCATATATCGCATGGCAAAAGGGCGGTTATCTGACCGCAATTGACCGTAAAACCATTGAGTATGAGTTTGTGATTACCGATATAGCGCGGATTTGTGGTGGTTTTAATGTGCAAAAAATAGCATTTGACCGCTGGAACATGGCGAATTTCGTCAAGGAAGTGGATAGAATCGGCGCTGAATTGCCTGAACTGGAAGAGTTTGGACAGGGTTTTCAGTCCATGGGACCGGCGGTCAAGGAATTTGAAAAGCTTCTGGACGGTAAAATCAGACATGATGGCAACCCTGTGTTGACTTGGTGTGCTGCTAACGCGGTTGCTGTTGAAGATCCGGCAGAAAATAAGAAACTGGACAAGTCCAGGTCAACTGGAAGGATCGACGGTATTGTTGCTTCAGTCATGGCCGCGGGGATCATCGATACTGAGGGCGGAGTCAGTGTTTATGAGCAACGGCTGGCACAAGGTGGAAGTCTTTTTTCGACTGTTTAAAAAATGTGGATAACTCTGTGTAAAAACTGTTGACAACTCTTAAATGTTGTGAAATAAAGCAGATATCCTTTATCCGCCTTGCATCTTAACCGATGCCCCGGAGTCTTAATTGAATACACGGACCACCGCCATAGTGCAGGAGGCTCTAGCCGTAATCGGCTTGGGCCTTTTTGCCTTTGGTGTCTGGCAAATCTACCCGCCCGCCTGCTACATCCTCACCGGATTGATCCTAGTTACTCCGCTTGCCGTTAATCTTCGGGGGGTCTTGTGATCCTCCACCAGTTGTTTCAACCTCAAAACATGGACTCCCCTGCACTGGCTGACCTTATCAGAACTGCAGGCGGTTATTCATCTTCCGGTCTTTCCATAAATCCTGAAACCGCCATGAGGCAAGCTGCTGTTTATGGCTGTGTGAAAGTCCTGGCTGAAGATGTCGGACAGTTGCCGTTGATTCTCTACAAGCGGACATTCAAAAACGGACGTGACGGCAGGGATCGGGCAACGGATCACCCGTATTATGATCTGATGAAACTACGCCCTAACTGGTTCATGACCTCGTTCAACTTCCGTGAAATGCTGACCGCTCACAACGCATTGCGCGGCAACTCTTACGCTGAAATTATCCGTGTTGGCACCAAGATCAAAGCATTGATCCCGATGCACCCGGACATGGTAGAGGTCAAGTGCGATAACAAGTGGAATATTACCTATGCAGTAAGAGACGCTAAAGGCGGGCAAAGAACGCTTGATCGGTCTCAGGTGCTGCACATTTGCGGCATGACCTTGAACGGCTATAGTGGCGTTTCCCCCATCACATACGCTCGGGAAACCATTGGCCTGTCCATGGCAACTGAAAAGTATGGGGCACAAATGTTCAAGAATGGCGCTCGCATGGGTGGCATTCTGTCTATTCCCGGTAAATTCAAAGATCCTGCCATGAATCGCAGAGTCGGTGAAGAGTTCGACAACATCACCAACGGCGACAATGCCCACAAAACACTCGTTCTTGAAGAGGGTATGAAGTGGGAAAACGTCACTATGACCAGTGATGACGCTCAATTCCTTGAGACTCGCAAGTTTCAGATTCCAGAAATCGCCCGCTTTTTCCGTATGCCACTCCATAAAATTCAGGAAATGGAGCGCGCCACCTTCAGCAACATTGAGCAGCAATCCCTTGATTACGTGATCAGTACTCTTGGTCCTTGGATTTGCCGATGGGAACAGGCTCTGAGTACATCACTACTGACCGAAAAAGAACAGACCGAGTACTACTACGAGTTCAACGTGGACGGGCTCCTGCGCGGTGATATCAAGAGCCGATACGAAGCACATTCACGCGGTATCCTGTCCGGTTTCCTCAATCGGAACGAAGTGCGAGCCATGGAGAACCGTGACGCGGTTGAAGGTCTCGACGAGTTCCTTACACCAACCAACATGGCGCTTGGCACTGACCCGACACCGGACACCACTCAACAGGATCAGGCCATGCAGGATCAGAAACAGGCAACCGCAGAACTCAAGACGGAAATCAGGGCGCTTGCAACTGCATTCCAGAATAAACCTGAGCCGGAACCATCCAACATCACAGTAAACAATCCACCGGTTGACGTTAGTGTTCATCTGCCACCAGATCAGCCGAAGGTTACAAATAAAAAAGTAACATTCACAAGGGACCAGTTAACCGGTGAAATCATTTCAGCAGAAGTAATAGAGGGCTAAACCATGGCATTAACTCAAGGGATCTGTAACCAGGCAAAAGCTGACTTTCTGGCAGGCGTACATCTTTCCACTGATGTCTACAAAATTGCGCTGTTTGTAGCCGCTGCCACCTACGGACCAACAACCAGCACGTATTCATCCGTGAATGAAGTCGCCAACGGCAACGGTTATGCCACTGGTGGCGCTACGTTATCCGGCTTTGCTGCCTCGTTGTCCAGCACAACCGGTGTACTTGACTTCACCACTGATCCAACCTGGCCGACCAGCTCCATCACGGCGCGGGGTTTTGTGATCTACAACAGCAGCAAGTCAAACAAGACTCTGTATGTCGGGGATTTTGGCGCTGATGTAACGAGCACCAACGATACCTTTACTGTCGCCTTGCCGGTGGCCGATGCAACAACTGGTTTAATCAGAGTCGCATAAGACATGGCACTCAAGAAGTTTGACAGAGTACAGGAAACCGTAACCGGCACACCCGGCACCGGCACTATAACGCTGGGTGGCGCTGTTTCCGGCTTCAGGACGTTCGGGGCGGTGCTGGCGAATGGTGATGACTTCCCGTATGCCATCCTTGACGGCACTGCCTGGGAAACCGGCGTGGGTACGTGGGCGACTGGTGGCACTATGACACGGCGACTCAAGGATTCCAGTACTGGTTCATTGATATCTCTCACCAGTGCTGCGGTTGTTTTTATGTCTCCGATAGCCTTTCTTGATCGTGCCAACGTGACTTACAACAACACCGGTACACAAACGGTTGGCGCTGGCTGGACAGGTGCGACCAACTCAACCAAACTCAATGCTTGTGATAACGATGCCGAGCTTTATACAGAGGTTGCCACCGGAGCCGCAACCATTGATATCAATTTCACGGGGCTTGGCGATATCACGCATATCATTGCAAGGGTCCGGTATCTTGATGGTGCTGGCACCTCTCACACGATGATGGTCAAGGCATATGATTACAATGCCGTGGCCTTCTCCGCATCACTTTATACAATCAATGATACCAAGGATTTTGATTACATCGTAATTGAGCTAGATAACGATCAACGCGCCAATTTCAAGAATGGTAGCGGAGCGGCAATAGTCCGGTTTGAACATTCAGCCGGTTTAGTAGCCGGTCATCTGTTCTCGCTTGATTACTGCGTATTCAAGTTCAATGCAGGGCTTAACGAATCAACAGCCGATCCGGTCAGTAGTCGCCTGATTGCAACGAGACTCTTGACGTCTGGAACGTCATACACCCCGACAGTAGGCACCGCGTTTGCCATTATTAAAGGTGTTGCGGGTGGCGGAGGTAGTTCAGGAGCAACCGCTGTTGCATCCGGTAACTGTTGCGGTGGTGGCGGTGCATCGGGCGGTGAATTTGAACATCAATTTCCGGTAACAGCAGCACAGTCATGTACCTATGCCCTGGGTGCTGCGGGTACTGCCGGAACCGCAACAAGTTCTGGCGGTGCTGGCGGCAATACTACGTTTGCCGTTCCTATAACTGACGCCGCCGATATTGCGACAATTACCGCTTATGGTGGTATTGGGTCAGTTTATACGGTCGGAACAACGGCGGTTTCTTCCAGGCGTGGCGGGCTGGCCGGCGCAATCGGAACCAATGCACTGGTCAACAAGTCCGGTCAGTTTGGACAGTCGGGCGGTGCCATGACTGCAACAACCGGACATAGCGGCTGTGGTGGTGGCTCAATGTTTGGCCCCGGCGGGTTAAATCGAACCGCTGCCGGTGCAGGACAAGCCGCAGGTGCAACCGCTTATGGTGCGGGGGCCGGTGGTGCTTGTTCTTTGAGTGCCACCGGCGTGGCCGGTGCAGCAGGTATTGCAGGTGCAATATTAGTTTACGAGTACAGCTAGGGGGCACTATGGCAGACCTGAATGAAGAGACAAAAACCGTAACCAGAAAAACATGGGAACGCGCAAACAGCGTAACCGTACTGAACACTTACGGAGATACACCAAAGCTGTCATTTGCCGTTGAACAGGGACGGCTTGAAGATGGGGCTTTTACTTCTGTTCATTCCCGTATTATTGAGGTCGCTTTTGATCCTTCTGCCGAATTTACATTAATCAATCCCATTGATGATACGCTTCTGGGTGGAAGCGGAACTCACGTTCAATTGCATGTGTTGCTGTATAGCCTTTTCCGCTCAGTAGCCGGTTAATAGTCGATGGCGGCACCGTTCATAACTTACGGGGATGGCTCTTATGGTTCAATCCCGGCGGCTACTGGCGGAGGCGGCACCCCCGGCAACGCAACGGCCACCGGTTCAGGCGCCACATCATCCGCCGGATCAGCAACCGCCAAAGGCAAAGCTAGCAAAGCAACCACCGGCAGCGGATCGACATCATCCGCCGGAACAGCAAGCGGTAAAGGTAAAGCAACAAAAGCAGTAACCGGCTCTTTCATAACTTCATCCGCAGGAACCGCCACCGCATCGCATGGTGGTCCCGGCAACGCCGTTGCAACTGGCACCGGAACAACAATAGCAGCCGGACAAGCTACCGCAAAAGGTAAGGGTGCAAAAACCGCCACCGGATCTGTAGCAACATCGGCAAGCGGCAGCGCAACTGGTAAAGGCCGCGCCAATAAGTCTGTTACAGGTAGTCAGGCCACATCCGGCAGTGGGACCGCAGCGGGAACCGGTAAAGGCAAGCTTTCTGCCACAGGTTCACAGGTGACAGCCAGCGCGGGAACAGCAGTAGCCAGTCATTATGGTGGAACTGTCCCAGGTAATGCCACAGCCACCGGATCACAGGCAACGGCAACGGCAGGAAGCGCGACAGCTACCGGCAAGGGTAAATTATCAGCCACCGGTAGCGGGCTGACCAGCAATAGCGGAACAGCAACAGCCAAGGGTAAAGCAGCAGGAATAGCAAGCGGTCTGCAACTGGTAGCATCGGGCGGGGTGGTAACGCCAGCGGGTAAAGCGAGAATTGCAGTAACTGGTAGCGGATCAGTATCACAATCAGGAACCGCTACAGCATCGGGAGTAACAGTCCACACTCCCGGCAATGCAGTTGCAACCGGATCGGAAGCAACAGCGCAGGCAGGACAGGCCACAGCCAGCGGGGTAACATATCAGCAGGTGTCATTTGGTGGCGGTGTTGATTGGGGTCCAGATAAGCGGATCGGACGCGCAAGGGCAACAGGATCGGCAACTATCGCACTCGCAGGGCAGGCGACAGCGAGGGCCGGAGCAAAAGCAAGTGCCAGAGGTAGCAGTACAGTAGCTCAAGCCGGTACGTGTACCGTATTCATTGATAAGGCACCACGCAGACAACGGGAATTGCAAGAACTTACAGCGTGGTTAATGGCAGCATAGGGGGCGCAAATGGCAAGTAAATCTTGGTTCAAGATAGAAAATAAGGCTGCAGATGAGGCAACCGTAACCGTATATGACGAGATTTCGTCATGGGGAATCACGGCCAAGGAATTTGTCAGCGAGTTGAAAGATATTACCGCTAAAACAATCAACCTGCGTATCAACTCACCAGGTGGGAATGTGTTTGACGGGATTACAATTCATAACGCGCTCAAAGAACATTCTGCCCAGGTCAAGGTGCATGTTGACGGTTTGGCAGCATCGATTGCTTCCATAATTGCCATGGCTGGTGATGAAATCCGCATGGCAAAAAATAGTTTTTTGATGATCCACAACGCTTGGGCATTCACCGCTGGTAATGCTGCCGAATTGCGCAAGCTGGCCGGCACACTTGATAAGGTTGACGCTACATTGGTGCAAACCTACCAAGACCGGACTGGGGCATCTAAGGCCGATATCAAGCAAATGATGGCTGACGAGACATGGCTGAACGCTGACGAGGCGCTTGCAGCCGGTTTCTGTGATGCAGTGGGCGATAAAGTAGAGGCTCAGGCACGTTTCGACCTATCTAAATTCAACAAAGTTCCGCACGCAGTAGCGGCAATGAATATTAAACCCGAAAATGAGCGCGATCTTGAAGCGGTCTTGAGAGATTCAGGACTCAGCAAAAAAGATGCACTCACTGCAGTAGCAGGATTGAAAGCCGAAGCTTTGAGGGATTCAGAGCAGGCGGACGTGCAAAAAATGAAGGACTATATGCAAGCAGAACAGGCAAAGGGACTTATCAAATCACTAATGCAGTAACAAATCAAATTGCGGGATAAATACCCGCCGGAGGCACAAATGTTTGAAGAACTGAAAGCATTGTTTGAGCAGTTCAAGGCAGCAAATGACGAAAGACTGAAGCAGATCGAAGCCAAGGGCCACGCAGATCCGTTGCTGGAGAACAAAGTTGACAAGATCAACGCAGCGATCACAGCGATGGAAACCGAAATCGTAAAGCTCAAGGCAACCAACTCAGGTAGCGGTGCAAACTCCGAGCAGGACACCGCCCGCGCTGAGCACAAGACCGCATTCAACAACTTCATCCGCCACGGTGTTGATGCTGGTCTGTCTGATCTGGAAATCAAAGCAGCCATGTCTGTTGGCACATCTGCTGACGGTGGTTATACCGTACCCATCGAGCTGGACCGCACCATTGACGCACTGATGATCAACATCAACCCCATGCGTCAACTCGCTAATGTTGTCCAGGTCGGATCACCTTCCTATCAGAAGCTAGTCAACATTCACGGAACCGCTTCCGGGTGGGTCGGTGAGACAGCAGCCAGAACCACAACCAACTCTCCGCAGTTTGCACAGGTTACGCCGTTCATGGGTGAACTGTACGCCAACCCGAAGACCACACAGCAGTTGCTTGACGATGCTTTCTTTGACATCGAGGCATGGCTTGCAAATGAAATCGCTGACCAGTTTGCCGTTGCTGAAGGAACCGCGTTCACTACTGGCGATGGTTCATCCAAACCTAAAGGCATTCTTGGTTATGTGAATGCAGCCACGGCTGATGGCGTTCGCGCATTCGGACAGCTTCAGTATGTTCCTACCGGGGCCGCTGCTGACTTCCTCGCCGTGTCTGCAACCGTTTCTCCTGCTGATGTCTTGATGGACATGATCTACAGCCTGAAAGCCGGTCTCCGTGTCGGCGCATCATGGCAGATGAACAAGCTGTCAGTTGCCAAACTCCGCAAGGTGAAAGACACAGTAGGTGATTACATCTGGACACCTCCTACCGCTGAAGGCATCGCCAACGGTCAGGCCGGGGCGCTCCTGGGCTACTCCATCAACGAAAATGAGGATATGCCTGTATTCGGTGCCAATGCCTATCCGATCGGCTTCGGTAACTGGAAAAAAGGCTACACCATCGTTGACCGTGTTGGTACTCGCGTTCTGCGCGATCCGTACACCGACAAGCCATACATCAACTTCTACACCACCAAGCGTGTTGGCGGCATGGTTGTTGACTCTGAGGCAATCAAACTGCTCAAGTGCGCAACAACCTGATTAATCGGGGAGGTGTAACAGCCTCCCCGCAACTCCATTAGAAGAGGTGGCGGAAATGGCAACCAAAAAAGACATCATAGCAACCGACGAGACCCCCGCAACTCCATTAGAAGAGGTGGCGGAATATGAAATACTGGAAGACTTCAAAGGTTCTCCAGACGGTCGCTTTGTTATCGAGTTCAAGGCCGGTGAAGTGGCGGAATTGACCGCCTCTCTCGCTGAAGTCGCAATTGCTGAAGGTTGGGCAAAAACGGTAAAGGCGTAACCATGGCACTCAATCTGATAACAGCACCCACGGCAAAGCCTCTGATTCCTACTGACGTAGGCGATCAGATACGAGCTGATATAACCGATGAGTCAATGCTGATCGACCTCTACATATCGGCAATCACAGCCAAGGCAGAGAGCTATATAAAACGGGCGCTTATTACTCAGACGTGGGAACTGTCACTTGATATGTTTCCCATCAATCAATCACGCTTTATCGCATCGCAACGTATCAACGGTATTGCGCTTCCCATGTCTCCAGTACAAAGCATCGTAAGCGTTAAATACATCGATATCAACGGGACTGAGCAGACTCTAGCGTCAATGGAATACTCTCTGACCGGCGATGATCCAAACGTGTTGGTGTCAGGATACAATAAATTCTGGCCGGATTATCGCATGCAACCAGGAGCAATCAAAATCCGGTATACCGCCGGATATGGCAACGAAGCAACCGACATACCGGAAGGCATACGCGCCTGGATACTCATGAACGTAGCCAGCCTGTATGAAAACCGTGAATCTGTTGTGATTGGAAAAGGGGCGCTGGTTGAATTAACCACATTGGCTGATGGCCTGCTGAATGACTATGTACTGAGGGCGTTTTGATGGAAGCTGGAAAACTTCGTCATAACATCACCATTCAGCAGAAAGCCATTGGAGTTGATGCTTTTGGTGGTCCCACTGAAACATGGACAGATGTTGTTTCTGTTTGGGCATCCGTTGAACCGCTCCAGGGGCGGGAACTGGCAAACGCTCAGACCGTCAACGCAGAGACAACAACACGGATCACCATGAGATATAGGCCGTGGGTAATCCCTGCCAACAGAATCATTTTCGAAGGTAAATTTTATAATATTCAATCTGTAGTTGATCCAGGCATGCAGCACAGAGAGTTGATCATACTGGCATCCGAAGGTTTGAACGAGGGATAGCATGTCACTTGAAGGCGATATTCAAACATTGCTGGCTCCACTCGTTTCAGGCCGATGCTACCCGCTGAATGCTCCTGATCCGGTAACAAAGCCGTACATCGTTTATTCCATCGTGTCGGAAGTCACGGAGAATACGCTGGATGGTGACAACGGTATGAGCAACAGCCGTGTGCAGGTAGACGCATACGGGACCAGCTACGGGCAGGTCAAGGGGCTGGCAGGGAAAGCCGGGACAATCAAAGCAGCCATGGCCGGGGCTACAACCTTCAGCAACATTCACCTGGCTAATCGGGATCTGTACGAAAACGACACACAACTTTATCACGTAGCAATGGATTTTTCAGTTTGGTCATAACCACATATCCAATTGAGGGATAACCACCCTCCAAGGAGTTTATCATGTCAATAGCCGCAAAGCTCGCACAGGGCAGCAAGTTTTATATTGCTAGCACAGCCGGGGGCGCTAAGACTATCACAGCCGCAACACCGGGATTCCCCACTATTCTTACTTCAGCTGCTCATGGATTGGCAAATGGTGACGTTGTAGCCATTGCAGCAATCACAGGCACACTCGGCACCGATGCAACCAATGGTCTGAATGGTAAGACGCTGGTTGTTACTAATGTCACTGCAAACACCTTCTGTGTGAACGTCAATACTCTTATACTGACTTACACCTCAGGCGGTACTGCTACACCAAGCACCTGGACACAGATCAAAGAGGTCAAGGGTTTTAAACCTTCTGGCGCTTCTGCTGACAAGATCGATGTTACGGATCTGGACAGCACAGCCAAGGAATTTTTGACAGGCCTTGTTGATAACGGAACATTCAGTTCTGACATCAACTATCTGTCAAGCGATGCTGGTCAGACTGCACTTCTGGCCGCCTTCAACGGGTCACTTTCCAAAAACTACAAGCTGCAGGTTCTGGGCGGTAACTCGTTCACCTTCGCTGCATCCGTCACTAAGTTTCCTACAATGCCTGACGGGGCAGTTGGAACCGCCTTGACCGGATCGGTTGAGTTCCAGATCAGCGGCGCCGTCACCGTAGCGTAATCAACTGGCGCGGGGCAACTCGCGCCAGATCTGCAAACAAGAGGGGAATATGGCGATACTTAGCAAAAATAATATCCTTACTGCTGCTGACTTGAAAAGAGAAACGGTCCCATGCCCGGAGTGGGGAGGGGATGTAATTGTTCAAGAGATAAGCGCTCTGGATCGGGACCGTCTCTGGAAAACCCTAATTGATGTGGACGGCAATCAAGATCCCATTAATACAGCATCAAAAGTTCTTGTTCGGTGTCTGGTTGATGAGGAAGGTTCACGATTATTTTGTGATGAGGAAGCTGAAACCCTTGGCAAGAGATCCACAACAGTCATCAATCGTTTGTTTGCTGTTGCGCAGCGGCTCAACAAAATAGTTGCTGAGGAATATGACATAAAAAACTCCGCGCCCGGCCTGAACGACTCTTTGCCTTCCGACTCTGTTTAGAGCTGGGCTATCCGCACCCAGATGTAATGCTGGCATCAATGACCAGCAGCCAGTTTGCCGAATGGATGACGTATTCAAGTATTGACCAGTTTGGTGAACGGCGCAGCGAGTTAAGACATGGGCAGTTGATGCAACTCTTACACGCTGCACATTTTAAAACTGAAGGATCACCAAGGCCAGTAACCAGTTTCATGAACTTCATAGATGAGCCTGAAGAGCCAGAATTAACACCGGAACAGATCAATGAATGTTTTAAAGGCATGTTTGGGGTGGGGTGAGTATGCCGGATATCAAGACAGGGACAATCAGCATAACCGGTCTTTCTGATCTTGAAAAAAGATTGATGGATTTCCCTGACAAAATCGCCCGCAATATTTTAGCCGGAGCAATAAGAGCCGGAGCCGTAGTCATTCAGAAAGAAGCCCGTAGTCTGGCACCACAAAGCGATAAATCGCATCAACTCGGCAAGGGAACCAAAGCAGTTACCATTCAGCCGGGACACCTCAAGAAAAATATTAAAGTACGCCTGGCACCACGTAAAAAGAGAGATGTACCCATTACCTATTGGGTCTACGTGAGCGGTAAAGCCTGGTACTGGAAGTTTGTTGAATTCGGCACCAGTAAAATGAGCAGCACACCTTTCATGCGTCCGTCATTCGACACACAGAAGCAATCAGCAGTTGACCGGATCAAAGAATACCTTGCGGCACGAATCGAAAAAGAGGCGGCTAAATTATGAGCGGACAACTCGGGGATCTTGTAGTCAGTCTCAGTGCGGACATTGCCCGCTTCCGTGATGACATGGGCAAGGCCACAAACACGACTCAGGACGCTGCACAGCAGATGACCAAGCACATGACCGGTGCTACTGACCAGATTCAAGGAATGTTTTCTGGAATGGGTAAGGTTATCGGCGGGGCCATGGCGATACTTGGCGGTGGTGCCATGTTCAAGGATATGGTCAGCACTACAAAGGAAGTTGCTGGCGAAATAACAAAATTAAAAGTGTCGTTGGGCATATCCGCAGAAGAGGCATCAATTCTGCGTGTCGCACTTGATGACGTATTTCTGAATGCTGATGATATGGCCGGCGCATCGTCACGGATCACAAAGCAACTCGTTAAGAATGAAGAAGCGTTTCAGAATCTTGGAGTGGCGACAAGAGACAGTAACGGTGGTTTCAGGTCAACCATCGAGATCATGTCCGAAACAAATACTAAATTGCTGGAGTTCAAGGAAGGCACTGACCGCAACGTAGAAGGAATGAAGGTATACGGTAAAGGATGGGAGGAAGCGAGAAAGACCCTCAAACTGACCGCTGAAGGAATGACCGAGGCGAAGACCAGGGCAGAAGAGTTGCACCTGATTTTCGGTGATTCCGGTCTAAAGGCAGTCAAGGAATACAAGCTTGCAATGAAGGACATCGATGATGTGTTTGAATCGGTAAAAGTCCAGATCGGGACGGCACTGATACCTGAGCTCACAAAATTGGCTGTGTCTTTCGGTGAATCATCCGTCAAAGGAATACCGTCTTTTATCAGTGGTCTGCATTCGGTAGAGGCTGAAATTATGAGGATGGCTATGCTTGCTGATAAGGCAGGCGGGTCACTGACAGCCATGGGGTATTACGCTTCTGGTGGAAAGTTTACCGATACCGGAAAGTGGTGGAAAGAACAAAACGATATGTATAAGGCTCGATATGAGCAGACTGAAAAGGATATGCAGACACTGGCAAACCTTGAAGTCGGTCTTGACAAAGATGGCAACAAAATAAAGCCAAAAACAGATAAAGCAGCTCCTAACAAGAAATCAACCGGCGCTGTTGATGAAAATGCAGCAAGCGAACTTGCCAACTACATTGGAGAGTGGAACAAGCTCCAAGATAAAATAAACGAGATGAATCCGTATATGACGGATTATCAGCGCGAAGTCCAAAAAGTGAATGACGAGTACGGCACACTGATCGGCAAGTATCCTCAGTTCACTACAGAACTGGAACATAACCGGGGCGTGATGCTGGCACAGGTCAAAGTTGTAAAAGAGCATAAAGACGCCATTCAGGAAATGTCTGATGTTTACCAATTAGAACTTCAGGATCAGGCAGCCGCATACGAAGAAATGTCACAGATTTATCAGATGGAACTTCAGGATCAGGAAAAGGCCACACAAGCAATATCTGATGCTTACCAAGAAGTATTAATGGAACAGGAAGAACTTTACAAATCATCCCCATGGGAAGGTATGAAAAGCGGAATACGGGATTATGCTGACGAAGCAAAGAACCTGGGCGATCAGTTCAAGGATATGACCGTTAACACCATGCAGCAAATGGAACAGGCTCTTACCAACTTTGTCATGACCGGGAAACTGAATTTTAAGGATCTGGCAAATTCCATCATTCAGGACCTTATCCGTATCCAGATGAGGCAGGCGGTTTCCGGTATCTTTAGTTATCTCACTAGCGCTGTTGGTTCAGCCATGGGATCACCTTCCGAGATTTCCTACACTCCAAGTCAGATTGAAATGGCAAACCTTCCAGCTCGGGCAGCTGGTGGCCCTGTGTCTGGTGGTCAGTCCTACCTTGTTGGTGAGCGCGGGCCGGAAATCTTCACTCCTAACTCCTCGGGCGGGATCACTCCGAATAACGCACTCGGTGGCAACGTCAACCTGAAAGTGGAAATCATCAACGCTACCGGCCAGCCACAGAAAGCAAAAGACGGCGGCACGAAGTTTGACGGGGCCGGTATGGTTAAAACCATCATTCTTGAAGCAATGGACACTGACCCCGGCTTTAGATGGGCGATGAGAGGGGCGCAGTAATGGCAGATTTCCCGACACTCACGGTAAAGGCGCAGGCATGTCCTGACGAACCGATTGACGATACTCTCAGCAGTAAATCAGAGGGCGGCTACACCAATACGCGCCCGCGCAATACTCGGCAGCGGCGTAAGTTTGGGCCGGTCAAAATGATCTTGATTGAAGCTGACTGGCAGGCGCTGAAGACGTTCGACTCGCAGGTTGGCGGCTGGTCAATCTTCAACTGGACGCATCCGACAACTGGAACCGTTCACCAGGTCCGCTTTACTGCCAGACCGAAGACAGACGCTATCCGCATCAAGAATGGTTTCATGTACCCTGTTGAATTCACCCTGGAGACAGCTTGAAATCTCTACCACTCGCATTACGGCAGGCAAAGAACCAATTCGGGCAGGGTTCCCCCTGGCTGATACTGGTTGACATTGACCTGACCCCGATGGGTGGTCCGCTGTTTCATCTGGTAGCCAATAACGAAGACATCACTTTTCAGACACGGCTCTACTCTGCATTCCCGTTGAACATTGAATTACCGAAAGAGAGCAGCCGGGGCGAAATCCCCTCACTGAAGCTTTCCGTTTCAAACGTGACCCGCATGCTGCAAGTCGAGTTTGAACGCTACAACGGCGGGGTGGGCGCGTCCGCTACGCTCTATATTGTCAATGCCGGTCTGCTGACAGAGAACTATGCAGAACTGACCATGGATTTCAACATTATCAGCGCTTCTTGCACCTCTCAGTGGGCAGAACTCAACCTGGGCGCATCCAACCCGTTACGCAGGCGCTTTCCGCTTCACCGTTACATTGCCGCGCACTGCAACTGGCAATACAAGAGTGTGGAGTGTGCCTATGCCGGATCACTGACAACCTGCAAGCGGAATCTGCCTGATTGTATCGCCCATGGTAACGCGCCTCGGTTCGGTGGTTATCGTGGCCTTGCAACCGGATCACTGAGGCTGGCATGAATTACATCGATCTGCTCGGGAAAACTTTCAAGTGGGGCGGACGTGGCCCGGATCACTTCGACTGTTACGGTTTGTGCATCGAACTGGCAAAGCGCAACGGGCAAGAAATACCGGACTCAGCATGGAGCGAGGAACCGGCAGAGATTGACGCACTGCTCGAGGTTGGTTACAAGCGGGGCTTTCAGTTGGTCGACAAGCCCGAAATAGGCGATTTCGTGACGTTCAAGATCCGTCCGCCGTTCGTTTCTCATGTCGGCATCATTGTCAACACAACGCCGCTTGAATTTGTCCACATCACCAAAGGCACCCGCGTATCACGCGAACGGATCGACTCACTGCAATGGATCAACAAAGTGGCGGGGTATTACCGATGGATAAAGTAACGCTGGTCACAATCCATAACGCCTTTGACCGTACCGGCAGGGATACCAAGCAGGTTGAATCCGGCCTATCGCTGGAGGAAATGCAGACACTGTATCTCCCAGCATCGATTGACTTTGCAATATCGGTCAATGGCAGGCCGGTTGATCATCTTGATATAGTGCCTCGTGCTGGCGATATGGTGGTTGCGTTACCGATCCTGACAGGCGGCAACGATGGGGCTGGTAAACTCATCTTGAAATTGCTGGTCTCAGTGGTAATCGCCATTGCTGCCGTCTATACCGCAGGGTGGGCCGCTGCCCTTTATGGTCCTCTCTGGGGCGCGATGGCAGGCGCAGCCGTGACGATGGTCGGCGGCTTGCTTGTCAATATGGCATTCTCCCCGACTGCTCCAGGTGGCGGGGCATTGCAGACACGCGGAGAGGATGCAAACAGTTCTCCCGCGTATTCGTGGTCGCCTCAGTCAACACAGCAGCAGGGGATCGTCTTGCCGCGTTGGTATGGCAAAAACAAGCTGTACGGCAACATTATCCTTGCTCACGTTGAATATGTTGGGGCTAACAGCTATGTCAACGTCATTATTGATTTAGGATTGGGGCCGTTCAATTCTATTTCTGATTATCAAATCAATGATCAACCCATTGCCAACTTCATTGGTATTCAGCCACCAAGCGTGACACTCGGGTACGTCAACCAGCCTGTATTGAACGACTTCAAAGAGGCTGCAGTCGAATACACTACGTCCCGGCTGGTGGCATATGGTGTACCGGTAATCTACACAACTCAGGGCAATGACTTTGATGGATTAGAAATTCTGCTCCAGTTCCCAAGGGGCCTTGCCTATTATAATGACGCAGGCGGGCTGAGTGCGCTGACTGTCAATTACAGGGTCTCGATAAAAGAGCATGACGGCGTTGACTGGACTGTGTTGACACTGACACCATATCAGCATGGACTGTCACCTGACAATCACTGGAGCGCCGGTTATTGGCCGCCTGCAATGAGTTCCAATAAGGCATGGGTTGAATGTTTTGTCGGTGGTACTGAATACGGTGAACATTATGAGGGCGAACCGGGACCCCGAATGACCGGCCCGCTAACAGGTCCAACCACCTGGCACTGGATCGGAACCAGAGACGCTTTAGTAACCAGCATCCATGATTATGGTATCGCCACAGAAGCACAGACAACACCGATCAGGATCACGGTGCATGGAGTTGTAAACAATAAGACCTATTATGATATCAAAGTGGAAAGACTCACACCTGATTTCACCACCACTCGCTATATAGGAGAATTATACCTAGCCAGCGTAAAGGAAATAACGAACCAAGCTTTTACCTATCCACGTCAAGCGCTGGTTGGAATAAAGGCCCTGGCGACAAATCAGTTGTCAGGTTCTCTGCGCTTCTCCTGCATTGCCGAATGCGCCCTTCTCCGCGTGTGGAATGGTACGTCCTGGAATACAGAATACAGCACCAATCCGGCATGGATCTGTTTTGATATCTTGACTCAGCCTGTGTTGGCCGTGATTCCGAAAACATGGGATTTCACAGGTTCGCTGTTGGGGTGGGTAGGCCAGAACGGCAATCTGGTCAGCAATACCAATTCCATGACCTACACTCCAACCTCTGTTGGATCTAATTCAAACCTTATTTACATAGATCCGCTGACATTAAACGGAGCAACTTACGGTGTTGTTAAGATTCGTATTAAGCGGATCAGCGGTTCAACCTGGCAGGGGCTTTTTTATGGGTGGGCCGGTGCGGTAACTTCATTTGCGGCAGGCGTACCGGAACCGACGTGGACAGGTGACTTTGTTGAAATAGTAGTTGATATGAGCAAAGCAATGTCACAGCAATATCCAATCGCATATTGGGCAACCAGCACCATAACAAGATTCGGGTTCAATTTCAGCACCAACCTGAACGATGTATTTGAAATAGATTCAGTTTCCATTGGTGACGGCAGTGTCCCGGTACTGCGTTATGACGGCATCGATCCAACCAGAATTGATCATGTTAAGTTTTTGGAGTGGGCCAACTACTGTGACGAGCTGTTATCGGACGGCAGCGGAGGAACTGAAAAGCGGATTGAGTTCAACGGTGGTTTCGATTCTGAAATGACCTTATGGGAAGCCGTGCTTCGCGTCTGTTCAAACGCTTATGCCGTTCCGGTTTGGAATGGTATCAAACTGACCGTCTCCATAGACAAGCCCGCCGATCCGGTCCAGCTTTTCAGCCTGGGGAATATCGATCAGGATTCTTTCAAAGAAAACTTTCTACCCATGGAGGACCGCGCAGCCGAAATAGAAGTTGATTTTGTGAACGAAGAAAACAACTACCAGCGCGACAAACTCATGGTTGTCAACGCGGCCATGACCACCGTCACCAGCAAAGTCAATCTGTCTCTGTTCGGGATCACTAAGCCCTCAATGGCATGGCGTAATGCTATGAGGCGGCTGGCATACAACCAATTCATATCGCGCACTATCGAATTCGGCGCTGACATCGATTCAATCGCCTGCACCATCGGTGACGTGATCCTTGTTCAACATGACGTGCCACAGTGGGGCTATGGTGGCCGCATCGTATCGGCAACCACAACGGCCATTACCATTGATCAGACTATCACCCTGGAAACCGGTACACAGTACGCCATTCTGGTACGCATGGCCGATGACAGTCTGGTTGAGCGCGATATTACCAACGCTCCAGGCGATGCAACTGTTCTGACCGTTTCCCCTGCCTTCGCAGCCGCACCGGTCCAGTT